CATCATCGTCAGCGGCTCCGACAATCCCGCGCTCGTCACGTACGCGCTCGGGAAAGACGCAGCGAAACTCGCCGAGCTCAAGGCCATCACCGACCCCGTAAGATTCGCATTCGCCGTGGCGAAACTGGAAACCAAATTGAAAGTTAGCCCCAAGGCGAAGCCTCCAACCCCCGAACAGACGCCGAAAGGCTCTGCACCTAAGTCATCATCCGACTCGACTCTTGAGCGGCTCCGCGACGAAGCGATGAAGAGCGGCAACGCCGACAAACTCGTCGCCTACAAGCGGCAGCTCAAGAGCGCGTCGAAGTAGTTTTCACAAGGACACACCATGGCAAACGCATTCAGCAAGCAAGAAATCGTCGCGTTCGAGAACCTCCTCGAAGGCTTCCAGGACGGTCTCGTTATCTCGAAAAACGCGACCATCTATCAAACCGACCAGACGACGATGGAACGCACGGACAACGTCATCTGGCGTCCGCAGCCCTACATCGCAACGAGCATCGACGGCACTGCAGGCTCGTCAATCGCTGCGACCGGCTTCAAGGACTACACGCAGCTCACCGTGCCTGCACAAATCAACACGACGAAGACCGTCTCTTTCCAGCTCACCGCCGCGAACCTTCGCGACGCGCTTCAGGAAGGCCGTCTCTACGACGCAGCGAAGCAGAAGCTCGCCTCTGACGTGAACGTGGCTCTGCTCGGCGCTGCCGCGCAAGGTACGCTCTTTGTGAAGCGCACCGCTGCGGCGACCGGCTTCGACGACGTGTCGCAGTGCGATCAAATCTTCAACGAGCAGGGCGTGCCGTCGTACGACCGCAGCCTCGGTCTCTCGACGCGCGACTACAACGGCATGGCGAAAGACCTGCAAAGCGCATCGCGTTCCTTCGGCAACGCCAAGAGCGATAACGCTTACGAGCGCGCGTTCATCGGCGTCGTCAGCGGCTTTGACACGCTCAAGTTCGACTACGCGCAGCGCAAGACGGCTGCTGCTGGTGGCGCAGGTCTCACCGTCAACAGCTCGGTCGCAGGCGTTGGTCAAATCGCCTACACGCCAGCCGCGACGACCACGAGCACCAACGGTCTCGTGAAGATTAACGTCGACAACCGCTCGCAGCAAATCACCGTTTCGTCGACGGTTGCCGTTGCTGCTGGCGACTTTTTCACGATCGCCAACGTGAACGCGGTGCATCACATCACGAAGACCGACACCGGCTCGCTGAAGACCTTCCGCGTGCAGTCGATCGATTCAGGTACGACGATGACCATCAGCCCTCCCGTCATCTCGGCGCAGGGCGCGACGCAAGCCGAGCTCATGTATCAGAACTGCGTCGTGAACACGACCTCGGCCACCGCCGCGCTCGTCTTCTTGAACACGGTGACGAACTTCCTGAACCCGTTCTGGCAGAAGGACGCGCTCGAAATTCTCCCAGGCCGCCTCGTCGTTCCGTCTGCCTCTGGCGTCGCGACGATGCAGGCGACCACCGACAACGGGCTTCAGCTCGTTGCGTCGAAGTGGTTCGACATCAACACAAACACCGAGAAATTCCGCGTCGATTGCCTCTTCGGCGTCGTCAACAAGCAGCCTGAGATGTCGGGCGTGATGATGTTCTCGCAGACCTGAGCGGCGCGAAACGGAATCAGAAGGAGCGGCTTCGGTCGCTCCTTTTTTTTTGCCTTGCGCGTGCTACCTTCGCCGCCATGCCGATGACCAAAGGTTACTCGAAGGGCTCCGTCTCGAAGAACATCTCGAAAGAGATGAATGCCGGGATGCCGCAGAAGCAGGCCGTCGCGATCGCGCTCTCAACTGCGCGAACCGCTGCGAAGAAGGCTGGCAAGTCGATGAAGGGCATGAAGTGAATGAACTTTCCTACTCTCGTCTATCGTTGCCCAGGGCCGCACTGGGGGCCACCCGGAACGACGTACCGAGCCGACCCAGTTACGGACGAGGCGGACCTTGCGGCTGCTCTATCTGCGGGCTGGTTCGCCACGTTGCCCGAAGCTGCCGAAGCGTTCCTCGCTCCGGCTCCGCCTCCTACCGAGCCAGCTCCGGCACCCGCTGACGACGTTCCGCCAACGCGCGAAGAGCTCGAAGCGCACTGCGAGTCGCTCGGGCTCAAGATTGACGGGCGATGGAGCGACAAGCGGCTGATGATTGAGCTTGCGAAGGCGCTCGAAGGCGGTGCGTGATGGGCTGGACGAAGCGCCAGTTCATCGAGGCGGCGCTGACGGAAATCGGCCTCGCTGATTACGTGTTCAACTCAACGCCTCAAGACCTCCAGACGGCTTTGCGCCGCCTCGACACGATGATGGCCGACTGGTACGAGCGCGGCATCCTGCTCGGATACCCGCTCCCAGACTCGCCGCAATACGCGAGCCTCGACGAGCAGACGCTCGTGCCCGACCGGGCGAACGAAGGCATCATTCTGAACCTCGCGATGAAGATTGCGCCGAGCTACGGTAAGCAGGTCATGCCTGCGACGATGACGGGCGCTCGTGAAGCGCTGAACACGCTCTTCATCCGAGCTGCGCGACCAGGCATGATGCAGTTCCCGCAGCAGACGCCAGCAGGCGCAGGCAACAAGCAATGGGGCCAGTCCTGGGGGCCGTTCCTCAAGCCGCCGCAGGCTGACGACGTCATCGTCGAGGGCGGCAACGCAATTGAATTCGACGCGGAGTATTAAGAATGTCGACGCTGAATCAACTTTCAAGTTCCACGACGCTGACCAGCAGCGACCAGATTATTCTCTACTCGACCGTCAACGGCTCGGGCCGCAAGGCGTCGCTAAACACGCTCCTGAGCTGGATCGAATCCGCGTGGATGTCTCCCGCCTTCCAGCGCGTGACGGCGTCGCCGACGCTCGCAGGCTTCACGCTCGCGCTCCCGACGACGGCGAGCTCGCTCTTCGTGCTCTTGACGCCGACTGGCCCGATGGCGACCGGCACTATCGTTCTCCCTGCCGCTGCAAGCGCCGCAGACGGGCAAGAAATCGTTCTTTACTCGTCGCAGGAGGTAACAGCGCTTACCTTCACTCTGAACGGCGCAACAGCCCTTAACGGCGCACCATCGGGCATCCAGCTAGGAGCCTCGCTGACCCTGCGCTACGACGTTCTCTCGCTTGCGTGGTACACGACCGAGAAGCCTACGTCGGTCGGCTCTGGAACCACCGGATTTCTGCCGAAGTGGACCGGCCCTACGACGCTCGGAAACTCGATTGTGCGCGATAACGGCACTGAGGCAGCAGTCGGCGGCGTGGCAATCGTTGGGCAGAAGCTCGCCGTCTACGGCAACCAGTTCAACATCTCCTCCGACGCCGACATCATCTCGTCGGTCGTCAACACGCAGAGCGCAGCCCCGCGATCGGTCGTCGTCGAAGCCGCAAACTTCACCGACGGCGCAGCAGGCACAGCAGGCTTTCGAACCTCCGTCGCGCGTGGCAATCTTCTCTTTCCCGCTGCGGTGCTCGCAGCCGATACTCTCGGCTCTTTCTCGGCGCGAGCCTACGACGGCGCGGGCTTCTTCGACGCGGCTCGAATCAAGGTCGACGCGACAACGAACTGGGCCGCGACGCGCTCAAGCACGATAACCTTCTCGACGAGCTCCGCAGGCACCGTCGCCGACCGCCTCCTGATTACGCCTGGCGGCGACGTGAGGCTGCTGGCCGTCACCACGGCGTTCGACGCCTCGGGTACGGGGCAAGGCATCCGGCTCCCGAGTGCCCCAGCGTCTTCCGACGTGAACGTGCTCGATGCGTACCAAGAAGGCACCTTTACGCCCGTCTACAACGGCGTGGGCATCGTAGGCATCGTTTCATTCGGCGGGCGCTATCAGCGCGTCGGGAATCAAGTCACGCTCGAAATCACCATCTCGACCGCCCCAGCCTCGTCGCTGACTTTCACTTCGGCGACGGACTACTTCGACAACTTCCCGGCATACATCACGCCGACTGCAAATCTGATAACGGGCACGCCAATCGGAGACGGGTTCGTTACTTTTCTATTTAAAAATGGCGCACTCTTTCGAGCCTTCTTTCAGAAGCCGGCAGTGGCTACGTTTGTTATTCCGGCGAGCAATTCCACTCGCTACATGGTCGCAACCTACTTCATCTGAGGCATCATGGCCGCGTTACAGACTTTTAATCCAGCGTACACGCAAGGCATTACCGTCGCCCCTGGCGCGGTTGCCGCTAACTCAGTCATCGGCGCTACCTCGAAATCGCTCTGCCTCACGAACCTCGGGACGGTCATCGTCTACGTGCGAACCTACAAGGCGAGCGACGGAGTGAAGGCGGCGACGACCGCAGATTACCCGGTGCCGTTCGGGCAAGTGACCATCACGAAAGAGCAGGACCACGACTCGCTGACGTACATCGGAGCCGTCGGCGGCTCGCTTCACGTCATTCCTGGCGAGGGCTTCTAATGCTTCGAGGAATCAATGGATCGGGCGGAGGCGTTCCTACTAGCGGCAGCGGAGCCGCGGGCTACCTTGCCAAATGGACCGCCGCCACGACGCTAGGCGGCAGCACCACGACGGGCGCGACGGCATCGCCTTACGTGGACGCGACCGGCAACGTCGGCATCGGCACGGCGAGCCCGACTGACAGACTGACGGTATCGGGCGGCGGTCTCGCCATCACTGGAAATATTACCGGGGCGACCACAGCCGCAAACTCGCTAGTGATGGACAACGCTGGGGGCACAGTAAGATTTTACTCTATCGGGCCAAACGCGTCGACGTTTGGAAACTACACGTTTTACGTTAGCAAATCCGGCGCGTCTCCTGGAGTGACCCCCGCCTGCACCATTGACCAAGCAGCAGGCGTGCTTCTCGGATCAACGGCGACCGCAGTGTTCAACGCATCGACAAGCGGTCAAGGCGTCAAGCTCGCCACGGCCCCCGCGAACACGGACCCGAACACGCTGGACTGCTACGCGGAAGGCACGTGGACGCCGGCCCTTACCGGATTCGGCGGAACAGCCCCGACCGTTGCAACCGCTCGATACACCAGGATCGGGCGCGTTGTGACGCTACAGGTCAAACTATCGGCGACGGCAGCCGCAACGTTTAGCAGTGCCGCTGGAGCGACGTTTATTTCCTTGCCAGCCGCAATGGCGGCTGCGGTCGAGGCACCGGGCGCAACGTCCACGAGCGGAATTGCAGCGGACGGCCCATGCGTCGCTTACACGAACGGCAATCTCTATCTTCCCACGTTCGCGCTGCGCACGGCGGACACGTTTCTCAACGTTACCTATACGGTCTAAAATGTACGCAACAATCACCCCAGTCTCGACCTTTCCCGCGCCGTCCACGGTGCTCTCAATCAACAACGTGACCGTTTTTCCCGGCAGCTCAGCCGCGTTTAACTGGTACCTGCTCGCCGCGCCAGAGGGCGCACCGCAGGCGAACGGCACGATCACCCTCGACGGCGCAGCCTACGCCGCGTGGGGCAGCGACGACGAGTATCTGTACCGATACAGTGCGGAAGTCCTCGGCCTCACGATCATCGAGATCGTGCG